GTGCGACAGGCTGCGGCGGACACGGCAACCGCTATCCGCTCTCCGGTAAAATTCGCTGCGGTGAGTGCGGCAAGAGCTTCTCCCACCGCACCAAAAAGCGGCAGGATGGCAGCTCCTATTATCGCTGGTGCTGCTTCACTGCCACCAACGAGGGCCTGCGGCGCACAGACGGCGCGGGAAATGTCATCGGATGCAGCGTCGGGCGGCAGATCCGGGACGACATCGCCATGGACCTTCTGCGGCGCTCCGTGAATGCCGTGACGCTGGATAAGAAAGCGATCATATCGAACCTCGCCCGCATTGTGGAAAGCGTTCTGGCGTCCGGCGAGGACAGCGGTGAGCAGGAGCTGCGGCGGCTGGAGCTGGAGCTTGAAAAGCTGCAAGCCCGCAATGACACGATCCATGACCGATTTTTCGACGAGAGCATCACCAAGGCTGACTATCAGCGTGCCAAAGCCCGCTGTGAAAGCGAAATGAACCGGGTACAGGAGAAAATCGCCGCGATCAAACAGCGGCAGACGCTGAACACCGACACGCAGACCTTAAAGCCGGACATTCGCGCCGCCATCACGGGCATCGTCAGCGGACGCACGGCGGACGACGACTTTTACGGGCACCTCCTCCAACAGATGACCGTGTACCGGGACGGCAGGGTAGAGGTGGCGCTCAATCTGCTGCCCGCCAAATGGGTCTATGTGCTGGACGGACTGGAAAAATACCGCACCAAAATTGGGGGCCATGACGCTTCCTCTGTACCGATGTCGGTGAGCAGTCCCTTTGCCTCGGCATAAGGCATAGAGTAGCGCTGGGACAGATAGCGCATGGAAGCGCCCAGCTCCCCGTCGGGACCGCCGTACTCCAATAGCCTATAAAATGGGTCACAAAATAATGCGATAGGTTATCGCAAGGGTGTAGCTGTCCTTGTCGAATACACAGTTCTCAATGACTGACCGGGCAGCGTTATTCTTTTCCACGGTGGTGGCTGTGGAGGACCGGAGCGTTTCCAGAGCAGTTGATATGGCACCCTTGATGGCCGCCCTGGTGATTTCCTCGTCAGAGTTGGACTTTCGCTCCTCCAGCTCCTTAGCTGTCTGAGCCATGTTTTCCTCTAAGGCTTTCTTTGCCTTTGAAAAATCATCCAGTTCAATGACGCCTGCAAGATACGCTTCTTGTAGGCGCTCCTTTTTTGATTCCAGAATCCGAAGGGCGGCCTCCAGGTGGACTAAATCCCGGCCCTCGCTGGCATTGGTGTAGGTTATATCATATATGATGCCTGTGGAACTGGTGGCATCTTGCCCCAGGCGGGAGATGATGGCGTCTTCTAGGAGATCGACCCGGATGTGCTGGGTGTGGGTGCAGCGGCCTTTGGTGTAGTTGCCGCACTTGAAGTAGTGGGGTTTAGCAAAGACGAGAGTAGCGCCGCAGGCGCTGCACCGGACAATGCCGGACATCCAATGCTTCAGCTCTGTACTGGGGCGAGCCTTGTAGCCCCACTGAGACTTGACTTCGTCCATACGGCGCTGGGCGGCTTCCCAGGTGTCCAAATCTATGATTGGCTCGTGGTCGCCGTCTGCTATGATAATATTCTCGTTGAAGAAATCCCGCCTGGTGCGCCCCTCCGGGTTCCAACGCAGCTTCCCAATGTAGACCGGGTTCCGAATGATATACTCGACGGTCCGGTTCTCGAATGGATTGCCCCGATGGGTCTTGACACCGAGAGCGTTCATCTCCTTTGCTATGGGGAAAAGACCCTTGCCGGCAATGAACTCGTCGAAGATCCGGCGGACATAGTCGGCCTCCGCCGGATCTGGAACCATTTTGTCGCTTTCGTCGAGCCTGTATCCGAATGAGGCGGTACACTGCCGCTTACCCCTCTCGGCGTTGACCCTCATGCTGCGCTTTACTTCCTGGCTCAAGCGGATGGAGTAGAATTCGTCCATCCATTCGATGATTCGCTCAATCAGCTTGCCAAAGGGACCAGCAATCAGGGGTTCCGTGATGCTGACCACATCGACCTTGCATTTGGAGCGGAGAATCGACTTGTAGAAGATGCTTTCCTCTTGATTTCTGGCAAAACGGGCGAACTTCCAGAGGAGTATGACGGAGAACGGACAATCGCTTTCTTTAGCCCTGGCGATCATTTCTTGAAACTTTGGCCGGTTTTTGGCTTTACGGCCAGAGATTGGCTCTTCAATATAGATGCAGTCTTCCAGAAGAATGATGCCTTCGCGTTTGGCATACTTCCTGATTTCATCCAGTTGGCTCTCTGGAGACAACTCATCTTGGTCGTCCGTTGATACCCGGATATAGGCCGCTGCGAAGCGGAACTTGGGCGATTCGGAAATTTGTTCTTTCGTGGCGACCCTGCCGTACAGAACAGCATTGCTCTGTTTACTCAACCGAATCACCCCGATCTCCAGCGCAGAACACGAAGAAATGCTCGTTGCTCAAGTTTCGGTCAATCTCATCCGAGAGTTTCCCGGCGTCAGAGAAGGAGAGATAGCCCCGCTGTGCCATGAGGTCGATGATACGATATGCCTGCCCGGATACTTGGTAGGTGAACTCGGAGGCGAAAGAATCCAGATCATCGAAGGATCGGGTCTTCATTTCCGAGATGAAATGATACACAGAAAGGGCCGGATAAGACCGGGACAGAACAAAGGCCAAGTCGCCCGCCGACGAAAGGAAGATGCCTGAGACCTCAATGCAACAGAAGCCGCAGTCAACCGTGAGGTCCTGCCCAATGCAGATGAGAGAGGATAGCTTGGGATGATCCCTGGTTGGCACCGGATACAGAAGCTCAAGGCTACCCATTAGATTGTTACTGTGCAGAGTTGTCTCCACTCGATTGTTTGCCATCATCAGCTTTTTCCTCCAGCCTGTATTTTTGCAGAACAGCCTGTACAACACGCTTGTCATCGGCGTTGGCGGCACCATAGAGAGAAGCGACTTCCTGAAGCTCCGGGGGCATGAGTTCATACTTGTCCCCGCTCAGACCAACCAGCCAATCGAGAGAGACATGAAAATGCTCGGCCACTTTGACAAGATAGGTGATCTCGGGCAGCCGATCACCAGTCAAATAGCGAGAGAGAGTCGGAGCCGAAATCTTCAGTCCTTCGGCAATTTCCCTGAGCGGCTTTCCTGTAGATTCGCAAAGCTGCCTCATGTGCTCTCTGAACAGAATATAATCCATAGTTTGACCCCTTTCCGAAGTGCTAATTTTTGTTACCGATTGTGGATTACATTTTATATCTTTTTGGGCGGTACTGCAACAAAAAATATTAACATTGACCTAAAATATATTGACAATTTCCATATGGTAATATAAGATAATACTATGGTAATAAACCCCCAAAATAAAAAAGACGGGGAGGTGAACTAAATGAAACCGCTTGAAATCAAAGGAGCCCGGGCTAGGCTGGGATATAAGCAACAGTATATGGCTGATAACCTTGGTATATCGGTTGCCACCTACCGAAAAAAGGAGAGTGGTGTCATTCGGTTTACCGACAAGGAGAAAGTCAAGGTCACAAAGCTGCTGGAGCTTACGCCGGCGCAGATGAATGACTTTCTGTTTGATGGAGAGTTGCCGATTGGTTCCGCAAATTAAGTGGGGCGGTATTTTTATGCCCAAATATTTCCGATTGGTAACATTTTTTGCTTCTGCGGTAATTATAGGACAATTCGGAGGTGAAAAAAATGGGGCGTGAAGCCAGGAAAGCGGTCGGTAATCCATGGTATGAAGCAAGGAAACGGGCCGCTGAATATGACGACAGGCTAAGTAGCCGGGAAGGGGCAGCCGAAAGCCTCGGAATGTCGGTATCCGCTCTGGCAGATGCGGAGTTGGGCCTGACGAAGTGTATGCCCGTGGATAAGGCGGTTCTGATGGCGGACCGGTACAACGCTCCTCAGCTCCTGAACTACTACTGTCTGCATGAGTGCCCGATTGGCTGCCGGCAGTCTCTATCTGATAAACTGCTGGGGATTGACCGGGTAACCGTCAAGCTATTGAAGAGCCTGAAGGTCGATGAACTGGAGGAGATAAAAGATTCTCTGCTCGATATTGCGGAGGACGGCAGGATCACAGAAGATGAAAAGCCGGAGTTGCGGGAGATTCTGGACTATCTGGATGATTTGGCAAAGACTATCAGTGAGCTGAAGACTATCGGGAAGATTGCACTGAACGGCGGAGATGTCGGAGATGATGATTGATCCCGCGGAGAACACACCGAAAGGAGATAGCGTTGTGACAAGAGTGGAGAGACGAAAACTGAGAGCCAGACGGCACCGGATTCGGATTACCGCCGTACTTGGAATTTTAGTCGTTGTACTCCTGACTGCGAGCTGGGCGGCAGACGAGGCTGACGATGCCCCTTCCTTTGGAGCGGTTGCCCCCGGAAGTGAAAAGGAGCAGACCGTGGAAGTGCTCCCGCTATGGTTCAGCGAGGAAGCCGAGATGAAGATGACGGTCAAAAAAGATGTGGTCGCTACGGAGGCCCTGATGGAAACGGAGGAAGAAGCTCCGTCATATCAGTCCGATGCGGTCCCGCTGAATCACGACACACAAGCCCAGGTTTTGGGCTGGTGTGAGGAGTACGGGGTGCCTTATTCCGTGGCTCTGGCTGTGATAGAGGCCGAAAGCTCCTTCCGGCCAGACGCAGAGAACGGAAGTTGCTACGGTTATATGCAGATCAACAGCATCAATAAATCCTGGCTGTTCCAGGAAATCGGGGTAACCAACCTGGAAGACCCACTCCAGAATCTGCACTCCGGCATCTATATGCTCGGAGATCTGTATGGCAAATACGGTGATTGGCACAAGGCCCTTGTCTGCTACAACTGCGGGGAGACGGGCGCCTACAACCACTACTTCAGCCAGGGCCTCACCAGTAGCGGTTACAGCCGCCACGTCATGGAACTGGAGGCAAAGTGGGCGGAGGTGGTCTCACAATGAGTTCCGATGAAATCCGGCGCATTGTGGTCGGAGTGGAAGCGAAAATGGGGTGGACCTTCCGCCACAAAGACGTTTGCGAGATTCTTCAATACACGGAGCAAAAGGCAAGGCAGAACGGAAAGGGGCAGGGCTACGTTCCGATTCTGTTCGAGAATGAACTTCGGGACTTCGTGACCAGATCCGTTATCAATGCGCAAGGGAGGTTGAACGAATGTGCCAGGTTTGCAGACACACCCACTGTTTGAGTGTGTGCCCAAATGCGCCTGACCCTCCGGCTGTAACCACCTGCGCCCGCTGCGGGGAATCTGTTACACCGGGGTACGAATACGCCAGGATTGATGGCCTGGACTACTGTGCTGAGTGCATCGAAGATATGCCATACTGCGAGCTGGTCCCGCTGCTTGGCGGGGAATGGGATACCGTTCTGCCCGACCACATCATAAAATGCGGAGCCTGCGGAAGAGTGATTGAACCGGGGGAGGAGTTCGGGACCTTGGACGGGAGTATCTACTGCGAAGAGTGCATTGATGAGTTCCCGTACTGCGAACTGGTGACCATGGCGGGCCACGATTGGAAAATGGCGATCAAGGAGGACATCTACGATGGATACGACGGATAAGGTGCTGGAGATCCCGGTTGTGGAGGGCCTGGAGTTCGATGACGCCACGCATACATACAGGCTCGACGGCTTGGTGATACCGAGCGTGTCTGCGATCCTGGGGCCTCTGAGCAAGGCAAAATACGCTGGTATCAGCGAGAGAACGATGGATAGGGCGGCAGACAAGGGAACGGCGGTCCACAACAGCATTGAGAACTGGATCAAGTTCGAGATTGAGGATATACCGCCGGAGCACATCGGCTACTTCAACGCCTTCCGGGCCTGGTGGGATGAATTCAGGCCGGAGGTGGTCGGCTCCGAGGTCAGGATCTGCCACCGGTTGATGCGATATGGCGGGACTGCCGACTTGGTCGCCTACATCGGCGACGAACTGACGCTGGTAGACTACA